CGCTTCGCCTGCCGCGCCCCGGGCGACGGATCGCACGGACGCTGCGCCCGGACCGCCACCCACATGGCGCGACACACGCCTACCGGCGTGCGCGAAACCCTCTGCCGCGTGCACCACGCGTTCCTCACCAACGGCGACACGGCCGGCCCTCTGAACGACTTCATCGGGCGCGCGGAAGACTTCGTGATCATCCATCGCGCCCGCCGCGAGGAGAGTGCCGCCTTCGCGAAGGCCCACCCGGAGGACACCGCCTACGCGGCGCTGCACGCCGAGTTCGTTGCCCGGCGGGACGAACTTCAGCCCGACCTTCCCGCGTAGTCGCACAGCCGCCCCGGGCCCACGCGCCCGGGGCGGCCCACCCTGTCCCGTCGTCCCGCTGCAACGCCGTGCGCCCCCGGCGCCAGCCCGCGCGTCGCTCACCCCACGAAGGAACCCCTCATGCAGACCACCCCACTGTTCCCCGCCGTTCGCGTCCGCATCGGATCACCCGCAAGGCACGAGGTGTTCGGCATCGTCGGCGCGGTTCACGACGTCATGAAGCGCGCCGGCCTCGCTGATGCCGCCGAGGAGTTCGTGGCCGTCGCCATGAGGCAGAGGACGTACGAGGCGATGCTCGACGTCGTGCGTCGCACGGTCGCCGTGGTCGACTAACCGGCCGTCATGCGGTCCGCATGTGGGTGAGTTCGTGATCCGAGTTGTATTCATAGGTCATTTGCCCTTAGAATCTAACCATCGCAACGACAACGAGGGGAAACACCATGACGAACACCATCACCGCCACCGACATCCACCCCGGCTACGCGCCCACCGAACACCCCGACGTCGTCATCCGACCCCTTGACTACGCCGAGATGCCCACACGCCCGCCCCACTTCTTCTTCTGCTCCTGCGTCCGCCGAAACCCGTCCATCGCCATCGTGCGTCACATCCCCACCGGCGCCCGTTCGCTCGTCTGCGAACGCGCGGACCTCCACACGACCCCCGAACGCCTGACGCGCTTCGCAGAGGCCCGCACCGCGCAAGCAGCCCAGCTCCGCGCCACGCGTGCCGAGGAGGAGGCCTACATCGCGGCCAACCCCGACGACACCGAATTCCGCGACCACGCACACCTGAACTGGGCCGCTCTGGACGGGGACCCCACCGCCAACCTCCCCGCATGACCCCACGAGCCGCCCCCATTCCCGGGGGCGGCTCGCCCCGCCCGGCCCCGCCATCGCACCGCCTCACGAAACGGACCCGCCATGCACCCCACGACCGTCAACAACGACATCGCCCCCGGCCTCAAGTGCAGCGCCCCCCGCTGCCCGGCAGACGCCGTAGCCCTCCTCGGCCACCGCGGTACCCCCTGGCGCGAGCTTCTGTGTGGCCGTCACCGCGACTACGTCCTGACGCTCACACCCGCCAAGCTCGACGCCCGCGCCAACCACCTGCTCGAAAGGGCCGACGTCAAGGTTCGGCGCACCCCGAGGCACTACGCCACGACCACCAAGAACGGCACGGTCCTGCACACTCAGGCTGCCGATGTCCTCGAAACCGGATGTGACCAGACCGCCCTGTACCCGATCGCCCAGCACGCCGGCGACCACGCGATCAAGGCCGGGACGGCGCGGCTCTGCAAGACGTGCGCAAAGGGCACCAGCACCCCGGACACCGAACCGGCAGCGACCGCCCCGCCGACGCCCACCGCGACCGCGCAGGCCCCGGGCACGGCACCTCTCGACCCGACCGCCCCCTACGCCCCGGCCCACGACAGCGGCACCGCCCCGGCACTCGCGGGCGTGGCTGCCGCCCCCGTCTCCGGATGCGTGTTCGCGAACCGCCCCGCGTGACCCACGCGCCACCGCTGCGCCGCCCCACCCGCCCCCGGCCTCACCAGGCCGGGGGCTTCGGCGTTCCCGCCCGCCCCGCGCAACTACCTGACACAGCGTCATATCCCTGCTACGGTCCCGCCCGTGGCGATCATGGGGATGGGGCGGCGCGCACGCGCGACCGCAATCGGGGCGCTGCTCACGGCACTCGCGGCGTGCAGTGGGGGCGACGACGAGGCACAGCGCCGGCAGGAGGCAACCGACGAGCATGCACGCACCATCCGGGCGATCATCGTCGGGGCGAACGTCGTGCCGGACCGTGGCGAGTGCACGAAGGCGTGGGGCGATCTCAACGCCGGCACCCGCAACGAACGATTCGACCGGGACCGGTTCATCGTCACCTGCATGACCGGCTGAACCGGCCCGCGACACCCACGCCCACCCACGGGGCCGGTACTACGCTGTTGAGCGGCGCGGGGCCAGCATGAGGGAGAGGCATCCCCCGTGGGTCTGCGCCGAGGAATCCGAGACATCATCATCGACGCGTGGTCGTGGCTGAACTACAAGCCGATCATGCAGCGGGTGACCGAACACCCCGGTGCGCGCGGCGCGTTCCCCGAACTTGCCGCGTCCTGGCTGCCACCGGACGACATCCGGCGCCTGGCCGCGTACAAGCTCCTCGCCGCGTACGACCGCGGGCAGGTCGGCGAACTCACCGCGGCGTCCGGGGGCGACCTGGGCGACTGCGAGCGGCGCGAGTTGGGCGACCCCGGTCTGTTGGTCGATACCGCGCTCGCGCACGTCCTCGGCGCCGAGCAGACCATTACGGTGCCCGGGGCCGAGCAGGCCGACGAGGACGACGCGCCGCCGGGAGCGGCGGAGGCCGCCGCGCGGCAGGACGCCTTGCGCACGTGGGCGGAGGACGAACTCCTTTGGGGGCGTGTGCAGTACGCCGAGCGCCGCGCGCTGCTCCTCGGCGACTTCGTCTACCGCCTCGCGTGGGACCCCGAGAAACGCCGGCCCACCGTCCGTGCGACCGACCCCGGTTTCTACTTCCCCGTGATCGGCGACGATGACGACGAGTACCCGACGCGCGTGCACTTCGCGTGGGAGCTACCCGCGGACCCGCCCCGCGGCATCAAGCCGCGGCTGCGCCGCATCACCTACGAACTCGGGCCGATCGGCGCCGGCACCGTCCCCGCGCGGGACCCGCGCACCGGCGCGCCCGTGCGGTCGCTGAGCGTGGACGCGGACGGAACGCCGATCCTCACCCGGGGCGACCGCTACGAGGACGGTGGGGGCGTGTCCCGCGCCTACCCGTGGTCGCCGGACGCCCGGAGCACGGTCACGTGCTACCTGACGGACGCCGAATGGGCCATGGAGGACCTTCGCGGGCATCACGACGTCGATCACCTGCCCATGGACAAGGCCACGTTCCGGACGCGGTCCGACGGCGAGACGCTCGATCACCTCGACCTCATGATCGATTTCCTTCCGGTCGTACACGTCCCGAACACCGTGACGGGCGAGGAGCATTGGGGACAGTCCATCCTCGCCGGCCCCGTGCAGCTCCTTGACGAGATCGCCGCGACCGACACCGACAGTTCCCGCGCGTCCGCCACCGCCGGCCTGCCCGTGATCGCCGTATCCGGCGTCGAACTCACCCGCGACCAACGGGGCCAGGGCGCGCCGCTGCGGATCGAACCCGGGACGGTGTGGACCCTCCGCGACGGCGGCTCCATGGATGCCCTCGACACGTCCCACGCGTTGGCCGAGCTTCGATCGCGTACGGATCACCTCCTCGACCGGCTCTCCGTCGTGTCCCGCATCCCCGCGGTCGCCATGGGCAGCGTCGACCCGACGAAGGTTCCGTCCGGGTACGCCCTCGCGCTCACCCTCGGGCCGCTGGAGGCCCTTGTGGGGTCGCTGCGTCTCGCCCGCGAGCACAAGTACCGGCTGCTCCTCAGGTTCGTTCAGCGGCTGTTCCAGGCCGGGCAGCACCCCGACTGGCGCGGCCCCGTGCTCCCGGCCGTCGTCACGTTCGGACCGCACACCCCGACCGACCGCGTACAGGTCCTAGATGACGTGATCCGCGGCGTGACCAACGGCGTCCTCTCGCTGGAGACAGGGCTCCGCATGTTGCGGGATGCCGGCTACCCGATCGAGGACGTGTCGCAGGAGATCGAACTCATCCAGGGTCGGGCGTTCGACGCTGCGGCCCGGCTTGCCGACGCGACCGGCGACAACGGGGCCGTACGCGAGTACCTCGGCATGCCGTCCGCGGACCGCGAGATCCCTGCGGTGCCTCCGATCCGTGTGGAACCGCCCGCGCCAGGAATATGATTCGGGGGCAGTCGTCGGGCCGCGCCCGAGTTGGTGATGGGCACGGCATGTACGTCCGGTCCGCCCCCGCATTCCTATAGGGACGGCCCGAACCCTGAAGGGCCCGGCTGGTTCCCGGGCCCTTCAGACGTTCCAGGGCGCGTGTCTCGGCCGTACTAGGCTTGGTCTGTTCACGCTGCGCTCGGCAGCGTCGGCCCGGTGCGGGAACACTGGAACCTGACCTGCCGCGCCGCAGGGATTCCGGCTTCCGTCTCAGAAGCCGGAGCCACACACGGTCCGCCCCCGGTTCAGACGGGGGCGGCTCGACCCCTGAAGGGCCCGGCTGATTCCCGGGCCCTTCAGGCGTTCCAGGGCGGCGCGCAGAGACCCGGTTGTTGCCTTTTCGTCCACCGCTTGCCCCCCGTGCTGGCAGGCTTGTTCCTGCCCCTCTTCGAGGGCTTCAGGACGCACAACCGGGGGCCGTTATTGCCCGTGACACCCCCACCCGTACGGCCCCGCCAACGCTGGCGGGGCCGTACGTGTTCAGTCGGGGAGTTCCGTCAACACGCCGTCGGTGTCCCGCTCCCACCGGACACCGTGAACGTCCGTGAACGCAACCGCGATCGGCTCCACCTTGCTCGACATCAGCCGGTGGCAGCCACCGCTTCCATACGTCGTGTCGTGGTGTTGCGTCGATGTGGGGGGCGCGAGCCCCACGGACTGCATCACGTACGGTTCCTCACCACCAGCGACGTCCACCAGGTCGAGGTTCGCCGTCTCGTACATCACGACGACATCGAACAGCGGTTGCGCGCTCCCGTTGTGCACGACGACCTCATGGAAGTGCTTGTTCCACGGCTCGTCTGCCGGAGGTTCCCACGAGCACATGCCTGCCGCCTTGTTGGCCCCCGTACCGCCACGCAAGCGCAGCCCGACCCGCGGACCCGTCCACGCCGCGACAAGTTCCGCCTGCGCCCGACGGACGGCTTCAGCCGCGTCCCGCCGATCCTGCTCCGTGTAGTTGTCACGCTTGAACTCCCGCCAGAACAGCGCGAGTCCGCCCGCGAATGCCCCGACCGTGCCGACCGCGGATACCCACGCGGCAGCCGTATTCCACTCATCCAGTGCGCTCACGGGCGCCACCGTAGCGGCGGCGCAGCGCGGGCGTGCGGGGTTCCGGGTGGGGTGGGTGAATCGTGATCGTCACCGGCCGGCACGGGCCCGGGAGGGGCGGTTACGGGCCGTCCGTGATGGCCGGGTCGTCGGTGTCCGCCGGGTCGCCGCGACGCAGGATCTCGGCAAGGCCGGCCTTGATGTTCAAGGCCGTGTCCAGACGCTCTACGAAGGCCGCGTACTCGTCGTGGAGGACCGCGTCCGTGTCGCGCCCGCGCGCGTTCGTCGTGTAGTGGGTTCCCATCGGCTAAGGCTATGGCCGTGGCCGGCCCGAATTCCCGTGTATCGACAGCGTCGTTCGAGCACGCCGTCTGCCGCTGTGGCTACACTTCGTAGCGCAGGCGCGGGGCCAGCATGTGGGAGAGGGATCCCCTGTGCGCCCGACCGTGACCCGCCAGCAACTCCCGGACCCGCGCACGCCCATCGGGCAGCGGCGCGACGGACGACTCATCTTCCCGATCGCGGGCGGCTCCGGAACCGGCGAGCCGGTTCCGCCGACGCCCCCCGTACCCCCGGTGCCTGCGGTCCCGCCGGGCGATCAGGGCGGCTTGGTCCAGACCCTGACGCAGGATGAGCTGTCGCGTCGGCTGACCCGCGAGAAGGACCAGGGCGGGCGTGCCGCGCGCAAGGCGCTCGCCGAGAAGCTCGGGTTCGCCGACCACGCGGCCCTCGAAGCGTTCGTGACACAGACGCAAGCCGCGCAGGCGGCGGCGCTCACCGAGGAGCAGCGGCGTGCGCAGGAACTCGCCGACCGCGAGACGAAGTTGGTCGAGCGCGAGACGGCGGCGGCGGCACGTGAGCGTGACGCGGCCCGGCGCGGTGCCCTCGTGGGGCTCGGTGCGACCGGTGAGGATCTGACGGATGCCGTACTGCTCCTCTCGCACGCTCTCCCGGCGGACGCGGACGACGCGGCCGTGACGGCGGCGGCCGAGGCCCTGAAGGCGCGCCGGCCCGCCCTGTTCGGCACGGTCGCGCCGCCGCCGGCGCCGGGTGGTGCACCTGCGGGCGGTCCCCCGCCGGCGCCCGGTGGCGGTACCGCGACGCCTCCCGGGTCGCGCGGCCTGGAGATGGCCCGGCAGCGCGGACACCTTCCCCCGGCCTGACACGAACCCGTACGGCCGTTAAGGCCGTCGAAGCACTCGCGGACCACGCCGCTCCTCCCCGTGGACTGTGCCACCGACCGGTGAGCGCACGACATCCCACCTGGGAGGAGCGGCGTGGATATCCAGCCGATCGTCACAACCGAGACCGTCGCGGCGGGCCGTGACTGGCTCGGGAGCATGCACGGCGTGCCCGAGTGCACGGACACCGTGACGGTGTCCCTGGCCACGCTCACACCGGCCGCGACGTACATCGTGGAGGGCAACGCCCTCGAACCCCGCCGGACCCTGAAGTCGGGCATCCCGCTCGGGAAGATCACCGCATCCGGGCTGTACGGCCTGTACCTGAAGACCGCGACCGACGGCCGCGAGGTGCTCGCGGGGTTCCTGGCGCAGGAGGTGGCGGCCGGCCCCGGGGCAACGCGTGTCGTCGCCCCGATGCTCTGGCACGGCGTCGTCAAGGCCGCGAAGGTCCCGGGCGGCCTGATCGTCGCCGATGTCGCTGCGTCCACGCCCCTCATCCGGTTCGTCTGAAAGGGGCCTGACTCATGGACCTCTCTGCACTGCAAGCCCTTCTGCGGGGCATCAGCGTTACGGACATCGCCGCGTTCACGCGCGCGATCCAGACGCCCGCGGACTACGAACTCACCCGTACGGTCATGCCCGAGCGGCGGATCAATACCGTCAAGTGGCAGTCGCGTACGAGCCGGCGCCGGGTGAGTGCCGCGAAGTACCGGGCGTACGACGCCCCGGTGGTCATGGCGGCGCGGCAGGCCGAACGCGTGACGCGTGAGGGTCTGCTTCCGCCGCTGGGCCAGATCCTGCCCGTGGGCGAGCTGGACACGATCCTGCACGAGACGAGCCGCGGCGCGGACGCCTCGCAACTCGAAGAGCTGCTTTACGGCGACGTCGAACGGCACGTCGAGTCCATCAAGTCGCGGCTCGAACTCGCGGCCGGTGATCTCCTCCTTGACGGCAAGTTCACCCTTGCCGGTGAGAACGGCATGTACGTCGAGTACGACGCGGGTGTCCCGACGGCGAACATGCCGACGGCGGCAACGGTGTGGTCGAACCCGGCGGCGGACGCGCTCGCGGACGAGATGCGTTGGATCGAGCACCTGCGTTCGATCGGTGCGCCGCGCCCGGCCCGCGTCCTCACGTCGTACAAGGTCCGCGCGTACCTCGCGGGTAACCAGTCGTACCGGGCGGCGTACTACGGGGCGACGATCGGGGCGAACCTGCCGACCGCGACCCTCGCGCCGAACGAAGTCGATGCGGTGCGCGCCCGATACGGCCTGCCTCCGATCACGGACTACGACGTTCAGGTGGACGTCGACGGCGTCGCGCAGCGCGTGCTTCCCGAGAACGTGTTCGTGATGCTGCCGCCGAACCCCACGACGTGGGCGGAGACGCAGTACGGCACCACGGCCGAGTCTCTGATCCTGTCGGGCGGCGCGAACCCGTCCATCACCCGTCAGGACGCGCCCGGGATCGTCGTCACGACCGGCGTCACCGACAACCCGGTGAGCATCTACACGAAGGGCGCGGCCGTGGCCATGCCCGTCATGTACGTGCCGGACATCCACGTTGTCGCCAAGGTGCTCGCGTGAGCGGCGACCAGGCGCCCGAGGCGGGCGACACGGGCGCGGTGTTCGTGGACGGGGTGTTGGTCGCGGCGGTGCACGTGCAGCACCCGGAGACGCGCGAATGGGTGGTGTGCGAGCCCTGCACCACGCCGAGCGCGGAACTCGCGGCGCTCATCACGAATCCGGCGGCGTGGGAGCGCGGCGTGGTGCCGCGCCTGCTGAGGCGCGATGCAGACGGCAACCTCACGGCGTCGCCACCGCCGGACGCGAACAACCCTGACGGCGACGGTGACGGCGACGGCGACGGCGCCACCGACACAGGCGACACCGACGCGGACGGCGACAACGGCGACGGTGCCAGCGCCGCGACTGCGCCGCCGAAGCGCGCACGCAAGCAGTAGCACCCCCCTTTGACGGCCCGGTGCCGGTGACGCCCCCTCTCCCCGTCACCGGCACCGGGCCCTTGTGTTGACCGGAGGATTGACGTGGACGCTGATCAGGTGGCGTGGCTGCTGTCGCATGTCGGTGTCGATGCCGACATGGCCGATCTCGCGGCGCGGTTCGCGCGGTTGGGTCGTGTGCGCGCGGTCGCGTTGGAAGTGTTGCGGGAGCGGCACGCGGCGCTGCTCGCGGACCCGTTGCGGGTGACGGTGTCGGGCGTGGTGACGGTGGACAACGTCGAGAACCTGCGCGCCCTCGAACGGCAACTCGCGGCCGTCGAGTCGGGGGACGCCCCGGACGTCGCCGAGCCGTCGGGGCATGAGCTGGTGGTGTCGGTGATGGTGCCGGCGCGCCGGTACCGGTGACGCGGTGGCGTACGTGTGGCCGCCCCTGACGCCGGGTGATGCGCGCACTGTCGCCACCCGCGTGGCGGTGGTGCTGCAAGCCGCGTGGGACGAGTTGGCGGCCGAGCAGGCGCGCGTACTCGAAGGCGTGCGGGAGATGTGGCGCGTGCCGTACGTGCTCGCGACGCTGGAGGAATTCAAGGCGGCCATCACCGAGTTCGAGGGTCGTGTCGACGTCGAGGCGCGGGCGTTCGTGCAGCGTCAGTTGCCGCACCTGTATGAGGCGGGGGCGGTCGCGGCCGTTACGGCGATCGGGGCCGGTAGCGGTACGCCGGTGTTCGGGTGGACGCTCGCGCACACGGACGCGTTGCAGTCCCTGGCCGCGGACTCGTACGACGACTTCCTTCGGCGGTCGCAGGAGGCGCGACGGATGAGCGACGCGTTCTACCGCGCGGCACGGCAGGCTGCACGGGTCGAGGTGCCGCGGTTGGCCGCGGGGAACCGGACAGCGATCCAGGCCGCGCAGAGGTTGGCGCAGCGCCTTCAGGCGCAGCATGGTCTGTCGCACGTGATCTACCGCAACGGCGCACGGGTCCCGGTCCGGGCGTGGGCCGAAGCCGCGACGCTCGCGAAGTCGGCAGTGGCGTACAACGCCGGGACGCTCAACGCCTCGCGGGAATCCGGAGTTCGGTACGTCGAGGTGTTCGACGGCTTCGACTGCGGATGGTCGTCTCATCAGTCGATGGACAAGGCGAACGGCACGATCCGGCACGTGGACGAGGCCATGGAGAACCCGATCGCGCATCCGCGGTGCGCCAGGTCGTTCGGGCCGCGTCCGGACGTGTCCACGGAGGCGCAGGCGTTGGGTGCCTTGCCGACGTCGCGCGGGGATTCATAGGCTGGTTGGGGCCCAGGGGGCGCCCGGGGCTGGAATGCCGACGCGCCGCCGGATGGTCCGGGCGACTGTGATTCGCCCGGAACCGCCCGGCGGCGCGTGCTTGGTCAGGCGCTGGGCTTGAGGCCGGTCACGAACGCGGTGAACGCGGCGGGCGGGAAGTGAAGAACGGGGCTGACGGACAGCTTCGAGTCACGGGCACCGACGACTGTTGCCGTGAGTGCTGTTTCCACGCACGAGCCGTTGGTGCCGCTGTAGCTCGACTTGAACCACTGGCCGGGCGGGATGGGATTGACGGAGTGCTTCACTGGTTCTCCTTGTTGATTCTGCGCAGCATTGGGGCGGTGTGGTTGGGATCATCGGCGACCCCGACCAGTTGATCTCTCCGGTGTTTGAACCGGCGGACGTCGGCAGGCTTCTGTAGGTAGATGTTCCCTGCTGAGCCCTCCACGTAGACGCTGCTCATCGGGATGGTTTCGCCGAATTCCAGCAATGTGAAGCCGCCATCGAGCCCCACGTGCGCGCCTTTGGCGGTGGGCATGACCTGGATCGTGACGTTCGGGAGCGAACACAGGTCGGCGAGGTGATTGCGCTGGGCTTCCATGATGGCGCTCCCGCCGATCGGGCGTCGGAGGGCGCTCTCCTCGCACACAGCCCAGACCATGAGTGGGTCCTTGCTGCGCGTGAGAGCCTCTTGGCGTTCGAGGCGGAACGACACGAGCCGATCGATCTCGGCAGGGTCGATGCGGGCGCATCCGATCATCGCGCGGGCGTACTCCTCGGTCTGGAACAGGCCGAACACAAGGAGCGGTTCGTACACGAACAGCGAGACTGTGTCGGACTCCAGGCCCGCGTACGTGCTCATGCCGGACGGTAGGACGTCGTCGTACGCCTCCCACCATCCGCGTTGTTGTGCGTCGCGGTGAATCTCCAGAATCGCCGCGACCTGAACCGGGTCCAGGACGCCGTACGAACTGAGTAGGTCGCGGACGTCCCGAGCAGTAATCGGTGCCTGTCCGGTCTCGACACGAGAGATCTTGGTGGTCGAGCACGCGATTTGCACCGCTGCATCCTCGATGAGTTTGCCCGCACCCACGCGGAGCCGGCGCAGCTCGCTCCCGAGTTGGAGCTTTCGCAAGGTCGGTCCGCTGTTGGTCATCGCCGCCCCTTCGTCCTGACCGAATGGTGCACTGCCGCGCCCGTGTGCGCGGTGTGGAGCCTACGACGTCACTCGGGAGAGTGACGACAGGGAAAATGCCTTGCGCATCTCTGCGACGCACTTGCGTGGCGCATGTGCCGCTGTCATTCTCAGGTCACGGCCCATTCGCACCCTAGGTGCAGGGCGGCGGTGGTGGGTGTGCCGGAATCGGCGAGGGGAACGCACGTGCGGACCTTATTTGATGACCAGTTCACGTCTTGCCGGGAATCCGTTCCGGTGGTGCGCGCGCTTGTTCATGCTGCGATACGCGGCGCCGGGATCGATGATGCGGATGACATGGTCATCGTTCTCACCGAACTCGTCACCAACGCGGTGGAACACGGCACCGCAGGCACCGCTGCGCCGATCGGCGTGCGGTGTGACCTCGTGGCGACCGGCACGGTCATCACTGTTCGGGACTGCGTCCGAACTCCGCCCCGGATCAACCCGGTTGAAGCCGGTGCGATCGAGATCGGGGGTCGCGGCTTGCTCATCGTCGCGACCCTGAGCGCCGGGTGGGGATGGCGTGCCGAACCCACCGGAAAGGCCGTGTGGGCGTACGTGCCCCTGGCCACATGTACTGGCCGGGGCGCGTTGGGGGCGGCTCCCCCTCACGCGTCCCGGCCTTCTGACGCTACGCACGGGGAGGCATCGCCGGTGGATGGCACAGCGCGCCAGACGTTCAGGGTGGGTCAGTGGGTGGGGCGCGCCACGTTGGGGACAGCCGGGCGCGGAAGGGTGGTGGCGATCGACGGTGACAACGTCGAGGTGGAGACGGGCACCGGCCGCTACAAGGAAGCGGCGTCGCAGCTCCGGGACTTGCCGGATGCGGAGATCGCTGCGGTCGAGGCTGCTGTTCGGTGGGTGCACTGACGTGCGGACCAGACTGTACGGCGCGTTCCCGATGGTGCCGCGCGGGTCTGCGCTGGTAGCCGGTGGCGCGGTCATGTGGGAGAGGCGCGACGACCGGTCGTATCCCACGGCGGCGGCTACGGTGATCGTGCCGATACACGCCGAGCGGGGGCAGGCGCTGGATCACGTGGACGTCGCTGTCCGCTCCGTTCACGGCGACGACTCGGCGGAGTTAGCAGAGAGAATCGACACCATGCTGTGGCAGGCGTGGCACCACACGCGTTCGATGGCGTGGCACGGCCTGTTGGATGACGCAAACCGGTTCGCGGACCGGATAGGTAGGCCGGTGGGAACGCTCTCGTCACTCGCCGGACAGTGGTCCGCGAGGGCGGAGACGCACGTCGATGTCGCCGTGGATCTTGAGCGCGTGGGCGGCACGTGGGGTGCGACCGCGGACCTGAACGGTCTACTCCTGCCCGATCCGCCGCGCGGCCGGCGGATATCTGACGGCGTGCGGAACGAACTGGTGGCGGTGACACAGGCGTTGGCGTGTGCGTTCCTCGGTGCCAAGCACCTGCACGGCGCCACGTGGGCGCCGCCGTTCTCCCTCGCGCGGGTCCTACGCCGCACCGAGTACCTCCCCGTGTAGGGAGTAGGCGGGCGACGCCCCGCCCCATGACCGCAGGCCCGATGCCGAACCCACCTCGGCTTCGGGCCTGCACCATGCCCCGAAAGTAGAACAGCGCAATACGATGTGCGCATGTCTACACCTGATCTGCGACGCGTCACGTTCACCCACACCGACGGCGACCCCGTCCTGATCATCGACGGCCACGACCTTTCGCGGCACGTCCGAGCCATGGAGATGCGCGCGACCGCCGGCGACGTCCCCGATGTCGTCCTGTACCTGTCCCCGGCGCGTCTCCTGCCCCCGGAGATCGACACCTTCGCGCGCGTGCACGTGGGCGTCGAGCCCGAACCCGGGCCAGCCGCAGCCGTGTTCCTGGCCGCTCTCGACGCTGGGGAGGTCGAACGCGTCGCGCTCGCCCGCGACGACCTAGGCAACGAGCCCGGGGCCGTGACGGGCGCGATCCTGCGTCAGCTCATGGACTGGGCCCATGGCCGGGTTTGACCTGTCCGGCGCGCGGCGTGTGGTCGAGCGCGGCGTGCTCTTGGACTCGATCGAAGTCACCCGCGGCGCCCCCGGGGAGGGCGGTCTCGTCCTCGACCCGGTCACAGGGGAACTTGTGCCCGGCCCGGTGTCGAGCCCGGTCGTGGTGTGTACGGACACGCCGGCGCTCGTACAGCCGTCCCTCGGGTATGAGGCGGTGCCGGCGCTCGAAGGCGCGCAGGCCGAGGAGGAGGAACGCGGCCCGTATCAGCTCCTCGTCGGCCTGGACGCGCCGCCGATCCTGACGCAGGACATCGTGCGTGTCCTGACGTCCCGGCTCGACCCTCAGTTGGTAGGTGAGCGGTTCCGGGTGACCGCGCGGGGGGACGTCGCGACGCTGACCGTGGTCCGGAAGGTCTGGCTGCAACGCATGGACGAGGAGGCACCCTGATGGCACCTGTACCCGTATCGATCTCCGCGCGCGCGCCGAACTCCCACCCGAACGCGCACCCTTCCGCCGGCATCTACTCGAACGCCGACGCGATCGCGGCCCAACTGCGCTGGTACCAGGTGCGGACGGCGCTCCGCGTGGGGGCGATCGTGCGGCATCACGCGATGCTCGCCGAGACCGCGATCAAGGCCCGCGCGAGCGGTCGCCCGGGACCGAGGGCGATCACCGGGGACTACCGGCGGTCGTGGACGCACACGGTCGTGCAGACGCCCGCGCTGACGACGGCGACGATCGGCACGAACAAGCCGCAGGGCCGACGGCTGGAGTACGGGTTCGTCGGTGCTGACCGGCTCGGCCGCAAGTACAACCAGCCGCCGTTCCCGCACGTGCAACCCGCGGTCGAGGCGATCCGTCCCGTGTTCCTCGCGGCTCTCGGCGCGGCGGTACGGCCGTGAGCGACGACGACCCGGAGGCAGGCCGGCAGGCGATGCACGATGCGGTCGCGGAGGTGCTCCGCGCGCGCTACGGGAGTCCCCTGACGTCCCGTGTCCTCGTTGTGGCCGAAACGGTGGACGCGGCAGGGGTCCGCGGGTTCGAACTCGTCGCCTCGCCAAACACCACGCAATGGGACGCGGCCGGACTCATCCGCGCCGGGGCCATATGGGCAGACCGTGAACTCTGGGGTTCGCTCGGCGCAGGCGAGGAGGAAACACCGTGGTGATCGCGCGCGGCCCCATCACGGCTGCTCTGCAAGCTCTCTTGGTCGCCGGTACGCAACGCCCGTGCGGGGTGGCGCAGTTGCCGACCGTGCCGGCGCCGGGGGGCGGCATGGTGCCGGCTGCGGTGCCGTACAACGTCCTGTATCCGATGGGCGGACCGGTGTCGGGGCCGCCCTTCGGGGACGCGTCCGCGGATGCCTCCGTGACGTGGCAGGTGACGTCCGTGGCGGACCGGGCCGACCAGGCCGAGTGGCTCGCGGACCGTACCCGCGCGGTCCTCGTCGGACGGACCGGCGACCACTGGACACACCAGCTCACGCTGTCGGGGGTGTCCGTGATGAACCGTCGGATGACGGACGACGCCGGTGTGATTCCCGAGGGCGCTACAGTGACGTATGTGCAGCGCGTGACCCTGGATCTGACTCCTACCGCGTAGCACCAGCCTCACCGCGGAGGTTCCCCCGCGCGGACGTCGGGCCCCACGGGCACCGGCCGACCCTCCTGAAGTTCAGGGGCGGCACGGCCCGCCCCGGAAGGGTCCCCCTCATGGCCACACGCTTCATGCGGCGCGGCGTCTCGAAGTACTACTTCCTCGAAACGATCGCCGCGCTCACGATGATTCCGACCCGCGTGGAGATCACTGCGGGCACCGACCTCTCGAAGGACATCGCGGCCGTCGAGGGCTGGTCCTCGGAGGCCGAGTCGATCGAGACCCCGGACATGGGTTCGCGGTACACGTCCACGATCCCGGGTGGCGAGAAGGCCGCGGACTCGTCGTTCACGTTCTACGAGCAACTGAGCGACGACGCGATCGAGACCCTGCTTCCCTCCAACGCCGAGGGCTTCGTGGTCATCCTGCGCAAGGGCGACGTGCCGGCGAGCAAGAGCATGGACATCTTCCCCGTGCGCGTGGCGAGCCGCACGCCGGAGCACTCGTCCGGCAACGATCCGGCGCGCTTCAGCGTGAAGTTCGCCGTGACGTCCCCTCCGGCCCTCGACAAGGCCGTTCCCGCGCTGACGTAGGCCGTCAGCATGCCCCGACACATCACACCCCGGGAGAGGAACGGACATGGCGACGAAGGCAAGGAAGACCACGGCGACGGCTCCGCGCGCGACGGCAGCGGCGGAGCCGCCGGCGGCGGCGGTCGCGGCGGATGCGCACTGGGCGGCGAAGCGCGCCCGGTTGAGCAACCGCAGGCGCGCGGAACAGACGCTACGGATCTGCGACGACCAGGACGTGCAGCGGCGGCTGTCGTTCGCGGAGATGGCGCTCGCTGCGGCGCGCGTGAAGGCGCGTGAGGAGCACGACCGGGTAGCCGTCCCCTTCGGCATGAGCGATGAGGACTTTGCCGCGGCCCGGGAGGAGTTCGTCACGGCCGAGACGGCGCGTGAGGCGCTTGCGGTCGAGGAGTTGCGCAAGGAGGAGGCCGCGGCGTCGATAGAGCTGGTGTTCCGGGCGCTGGGGTCCCGGGCGTTCGAGGACCTGGTTCGGGATCACCCGGCGTCGGCGGTGGATGCCGAGGCCGGGATGGAGTTCGACAAGGAGACGTTCCCGCCGGCCCTGATCGCGGCCTGCCACGTGGAGCGGGACGCGGACGGTGTCGAGGTGCCCGGGATGACGCCGGAGGACGCGGCCGGGTTCCTTACGGAGTGGTCGCAGGCCGACGCGTCGGCGCTGTTCGCGGTGCCGTGGTCGCTCAATCAGTCCATGCGGGTGGACCTGGGAAAAGGCTCGTAGCTGACCCGCAGTTTCGTCTTGAGCTTGAGCTTTGCGACCGGTGGGGGATTCCGCACAGCCAGTGGCTCGGGGCCGGGGACGGCACGTGGACGGCGCGGGACCGCGCCAAGGCGCTCGCCTTCGCAGCGTACGTACGACAGCTCTGCAACGGGTGCAGCACGCGGCATGCGGAGTGGGACGAGGCCGCCGGCGGTGAGCGGCACGCGTACGTAACGACGTCATGGCGGTGCCCGGGGTGCGAGCTGATCGCCCAGGAGCAAGACCAAATCCCGGAGAACGCGCAGGGCATCAAGGTCGGGCTGATTCCCCGCAACGACGAGTAGGAGGTGAGCCGTGGCGTTTTCGCTTCAGGTCATCCTGACGGCAGCCACGGGCGCGTTCAACGCGGGGATCACGAACGCAGGCCGGAACGTGCAGACGTTCGGCCGGCAGGTGCGGACTGCCGGCCGGGACATGAACACCCTTGTGCGGTCGTCGGATCAGGTGCGGCGCGGCATGTCGAACGGCATGCTCGCGGCCGGTGGCGTGCTCGCGCTGGCCTTGGGGATGGGCGCGAAGGCCGCCATCGAACTCGAAAGTGCGATGGCGAACGTCATGACGATCTCGCGGCAGATCGACGCGAGCAACGTGCAGTCCTTCACAGCCGAGATCGTCAAGATGAGTACCGAACTCCCGCAGTCGTCCAAGCAGTTGGCGGAGGGCCTGTATCAGATCGTCTCGACCGGATTCGACGGCCAAGAGGCCATGCAGCTTCTTCGGATCGCGGCGACCGGCGCGAGCGCGGGCCTGACCACAACCGAGACGTCCGCGCGGGCGCTCCTGGGTGTCCTGAAGGCGTACGGCAAGCCGGTCAGCGAAGCGGCGGACGTCATGGACGTCATGTTCCAGACCGTCAACTACGGTGTCATTTCCTTCGAGGAATTGGCGCAGCAGTTGGGCGACGTCGTTCCCATGGCGGCGGCGGCTGGGGTCGAGTTCGATGACCTTTCGGCGGGTCTTGCGACCATCACCCTGGCCGGTATTCCGGCGGCGGAATCTGCTACGGCGCTCAATATGCTGTTGACGCGGATGATGAAGCCGACAGCGGCAATGAAGGACTTGTTCAGGGCGATGGGGTATGAGTCGTCCTCGGCGGCTTTGAAATCCGATGGCCTGTACGTCGTGATGCAGAAGATTGGC